ATTTTTGGCTGGAAGGTGTTCTCACCAACGGCACGAACCATTTGGAGAGGAACATATGGGCAGTAGAAGAGACCTGCATCGTAAGGCGAAGTACCCTTATAACCAGCAACGAAGTACTGATTAGCAACGTTTCCACCAGCAGCAGAATAAGGATCGATATATACACGATACTTACCGGCAAGCACACCAGCAAAGGTGTTACCAGTGTCATCAACGTTCAGGTTAGCGTTGAGAGCAGGAGTATAATCAAGGACACCTGCCATGGTGAGTGCAGAAGCAACATCGGCAGAGCACATGATCATGTTGCCCTTTCCTCTACGAGTTCTTTGTGCGATAGCGTTGGCTTCGCGCTCGATTTGGAAGATCAGACCCTTGAACTTTTCAACAGACCAGCGACCGTTGGAGTCAACGTCGAGGTCGAAGATGCCGGCAGATGCGGTATTTGCTTGAGCACCAGACTCAGCAACCTTATAGATGGTTCTGATGACTTCGCGGTTGATTTCGGCAAGAATCTCAGTGGAGAGGATGTTTGCCAATTCCGCTTCGGCATTCAGACCGTGGATTGCCTTGAGGTCTTGAGCAAGCTCAAGTGAATACTCAGCTTTCAGTGCGCGAGACTTGGCAGTAACGGTGACCTTCTCGATCGAGAAAGCCATTTCGTTGAACTCACGGCTGTTAGTACCAAGAGATTCAGCATCTTCGGTATCCATACCCTGACCGACTTTATAGTCGAGTTGGGTAGAAGCGTTATCTGGGCTGAGAAGACCAGGATTGCTTCCCATGCTATTTGATCCCGTAGTACCTAAACCAACGGAAACACCATCAGAACCACTTACATAACCGGATCCAACATCACCAACAGCTCTAGTGCTGCTAGTTCCGGAGAATGCTGTATCTGCTTCGTCGAAGAATGCTTCGGTGCCGCTCTGTCCGGTATAACGGGAGCGCATTGCGAAGATGAGTCCAGTAGGACCATTCATTGGTTGGACGCCAGCGAGGTCATAAGCGACCAAGTTAGGCATTGCACGTCTGATCAAAGAGATCAGAACGGGATCGAAACCGGCGGTTGCACCACCAGCAAGGGATGATGCACCAGAGAAACCTGCGGTTGCACCTGATGAACCAGTGCCGTTAGTTGGAGTCTCGTAAAGAAACTCACGCTCTTCACGGAGCATTTGTTCTTGATTTTCCAGGAGCTGGGCGGTAACCATTTTACGATGATTATCCTTGATTTGTCCCATACCCTCATGGTCGAGGATAGGTGCCCACTTCTCCTGCAAATACTCTAAATTAGGCATTTGCATTTGATTTTTACCTCTTAAAAGTTTTAGTTTGATTTATGATTTAAAAATCACTTTTTAGAGACTCTATTCAGAGTGCTCAAGTAAGTTTCCATTAAACCCGAAACAGATTCTTTAGTCTCTGTCGTTTCCTCTGAAATAGTATCAGATTTGTCTCTTTGAGTTCCGGCATTCTCTGGGAAGTATGACTTACGCAGAGTTACCAGTTTCTCACGATAGTTCTCTTCACTATCAAACTCAACATTTTCCGCAAGAGAAGCGAGTTTATCCTTCTGTGAAAGTGCAAGACCTTCACAGACCTCAGAGAAGATTACATCAGCAACCGACTCGGCTAATCTTTGATTGAGAGCAATATTTCTTTCGATCTGCTCGTTGAGTTTATCTTCCATCTCATCTAATTTCTCTACCATTGTAGAGAGTACATCATATTTTTCTTCAGGGATTGATACATAATGATCTTCAAAAAGACTCTTCATTCCAACAAGGAATGATTCGGTCATCTCAGTCTTAAGACCGTGATCGATAGCAAGTTGATTTTCTTGCATCCATTCGTCGGCAACATACTCAAGGTATGCATCAACTCTATCAGTTAACTGCTCTTTGATAGCAACAACTTCTTCAATAAGAGCAGACTCATATTGCTGTTCAATTTCTTCTTTTACTTCGGCAATTCTAGAACGAATTGCTGCTTCAAAGATGGTGCGTGCTTTCTCTTGGAATTCTTCGGAAAGATCTTCACCTTCGAGAAGAGCATTTACGTCCTCTTCAACATCGATTGTTTCTTCAATAACTTCTTCTTCAGAAGTCTCTTCTTCGGAAACTACTTCTTCGTCAGTTTCTTCTTCTTCATAAACAACTTCGCCTTCAATTTCTTCCTCTTCCTTTGCCATTTTAGGCATTGCTTCGGCAGGTTTTGCTCCCTTATTAACTACATCTCTCACTTGAGCAAGAATTGCTCCAGCATCTTTGAGTTTAGCAGAGTCATCATCAACTCTATAGTTTTCTGGGGTAGGACCACCAAGATCCTCTACATTTCCTAACTGTGTGCCAGGATCTGCCATTTTAGGCATTGGGTCAGCAGCTGCTGCGCCTTTGGTTACTACGTTTTCCATTTCTTGTAAATTGTTACCAACGGACATTTGATTTATAGATTCGTATTAATCTATATTTATTTATAAATTAAAGATTTGAGAGGAATTCGTTGAATAAGTTCAACTTATGCTCTTCAAGTCTTTTTTGATCAACGAGAGTATTAATTCTTCTCTGAGTTCTTTCTGCAAGTTGTTCACGAAGGATTCCACCTTCCCAAACCCACTCTTTTCCTTCCATAATTCC